ACCCACCAAGGCCAACAACGGCAACAGATACAGCAGCAGACGCAACAGCAAGTACATTGATTATTTTTTGACACATAGTTTTACTCCGAGTGAAATTTATTTATATAAGTCCTAATGAACCAGCAGTTATTCCTACTCCTACAAAAAAGGCAAATTCTAATATACCATGTGCGGATGCTGGAATATCCAAAATCTTTGATTTTAAATGAGTCATTTAAGCTTGTACTCCTCAGCTTTACTTTTCGTTACAAAGTATATAGGCTTTCCCTAACAAAGTCAACCGTACACGTCTGGAAGATACTCTAAAGAAAGAATGTCATGATCTTCAGCATTAGGATCCAACCATTCATGAAATTCTTCTCCTATTGCATTTGCTTCTTGAATATCTTCTATCGTTCCCAACTTACATAAAACATCCATACGATGATGTGCCCAATGATAATTAGTCTGAAGTACTGTTTCTAAAGTTGCCATAATCTTTACGCATATAGCGTCCCAATATGTTGCTATTGTAGTATGCTGGTTCTCCATTGTCAAGAGATTCTTGAAGAACATTATTAAGAAATAACTGTTTTGTTTCCTCGTAGTTTACATCTCCGAGTCTGGTATGGAGGGATAAGATCTCTCGTTTGAACGCTGCGTTTCCAAGTAACTTTCGATCTGCACTAAGCTCGTCAGAGCTTCCATAGTATTTTTTCCAGTCACTCTCAGACGTAACCCGTCTCTTACCACCTCTAGGCTTACGTTTTTGTTGGAAATACTTTCTTCCGATGTATTGTTTACCCGACTGGATATTAGTAATGCAGTAGACGAAACCGAAGAAATCGCCAATATCATCAGAAGTGAAAGCTGTACCTTTGTAGTACCAGGGATTTTCATAATCTCCTTCCATTTCATAATCTTTATTCATCTCATACTTATATATGATAAATACCTAAGATAAAACTTCTTTAACTATGGCAGCTGTATATGTAAATAATATTGCTATTGATGCTGGTGAAGACTTTAATCAGGACTACACCCTATATGAAACTGGTGGAAAAGTTATTGATCTAAGTGGTTATAGAGCAAAAGCACAAATAAGAAAACATCCTGATAGCAAAACTGCTATTGATTTTTCTATTAGTTTTCCAAATAGGACAAATGGAATATTAAACTTATCAATAGCTCGTTGGACATCATCTCTTCTAAAACCTGGAAGATACGTTTATGATGTTATGATTGTCAAGGAAGATAATAAAAAAGAAATTGTGATTGAAGGAAGTGCTCTTATCAGAGCAGGAATAACTACAGATAGTTCTCTAATTTCACCTAGCAGTACTGAAAGAACTTGTATTGCTGTGATTGACGATTCATCTAAAACATTCACTGATTTGGAAACTACATGGAATACATTTAGATCTACCTATCCAAATAGAACATTCTATCTTCTACAACCAACAGCACAAGGATTTGGTAATTCTGTGGGCAATACAAACTATGACAATCTAAAATGTCCTGATAAATTTGTTGCTGAAACTACTGTAAACATATCACCTTTGATTTAAAATGATTGCAACCGTAACACAATCCTCAACAGAATTAAATGAAGCAGGTACAGTAACATTTACTGTCACCACTACTGGATTGGCTAATGGTACTCAACTATATTTCTCAACGGATGATGAAGTAGACGGTACTATTAAGGATGAAGATTTTACAGATAATTCTTTAACTGGTATCTGTACTATTACAAACAATACTGGAAGTGTTGTTAGAACAGTATCAAGAGATAGAACAACAGAAGGTACTGAAAGATTTCTAATTCAAATTAGAGAAACTTCAATTGCTGGAAATATTGTAGGAGTATCTACACTAATCAGAATTAATGATACATCAATAGCACCAGGTCAAAATGCTAATGGCCAAACCTTTGGACCTATTCAGGTTAACATAGATAATGGAGTTGTATCAAACAAATCTGATTGGTATTCTATTTGTAATTTAAGCAGTCTACCAGAAGGATCCAAAGTTGCTATCTTTATTGACGATTCTAATGCGACCAAAGCATCCTATGATGCCCTCGTAACAAAATTAACTGAAAGAAATATAACAGTTATTACTGTTACTAATGCCAATGAAGATTGGATCACACCGTTTATAGGAGCATTATAATGTCCTCACCAGTATTCATAACAAATATAGTAATATACACAGGAACAGATTTTGCACAAACATTTGTTCTAGAAGATTATAGATCTAATACAACAATGGATCTAACAGGATATACTGGAAGAGGTCATATAAAAAAATATTCTACGGAATCATACGCAGCAGAATTTTCATTCTATCTTGCACTTGACCCATCAACAGGAAGATTTAGTATAGAAATGCTTTCAGCAGCAACCTCTAAACTAAAACCTGGAAGTTATTTGTATGACGTTATATTAAAAGATCCTTCAGGAGGAGTAACTAGAGCAGTTGAAGGAACCGCCCTAGTTAAAAAAGCAGTTACTAAGCTTTAATTCTTGAGTACCAGTTAATAACGTTCTTTTTATCTTCTATTGTATACTTTTGACCTTTGTACTTACCAGTACCATACTGTCTACCAATAGAATCTCTAACGTACTGAGGCATTCCCTCTGTTAGTTGTCTGATCTCATTAATAGTTTTTCCGTCCATCTCCATCATAATATAATTTGCTTCTTCTATAGATTCTACTTGACTAGTTCCCATCAAATAACTCATCACTGAATCATAAGCATCAATACCTTCATAATAAGTCTTTTTCTTTTTCTTCTTCTTAGATCCACATCCACTTGCTTCTTTAATCTCAGGATTAACCTCTACATTTTTTGGAGCAGTTTTCTTTGGTGCTTGCTTTTTATAATCAACAACAGGTTTCTTTACGTCTTCTGCAGGAACAGCGTTAGCATCAACAACTTTCTTACCCTGTTCTGAAAGAGACTGACCTTTAGCATCATAAGATTCTAAATCTTGCCATTGAGTAATCTTATGATTACCCGTTCCTTTAGGATCACCAACTTTTTTATTATTGAGGAAGGCATCAACCTTATTTGTATAAACCTTTGACTTTTCCTTTTTAACTTTAAAAGCACCTCTATTGTTATCCTTTTGCCACTTACGGTGCTTTTCTTGCTGAGCCCATCTTTGATCATCAGTAAATGCACCAGATCTTGCTGCTGGACTATTAGAAGTATCTTTAAGCCACTTTTCTTTACCAGGCAATCCTTGTTTTTTACCTATATAATCTTTTACTTCAACTTCTTTAGTTTGATTCTCAGGTTTTACTTCAACTTCTTTAGTTTGATTCTCAGGTTTTACTTCAACTTCTTTAGTTTGATTCTCAGGTTTTACTTCAGTAGTTTTATTACCAATATTGTTAATCTTTTCCTTTCTTTCGTTTTCTTTGTTAGTTAGTTTAGTCTCAAGCTCTTTGATTCTAGCCTTTCTCTTGGCATTTTCATCTTTTTCATCTGTTGAATCAGTACTAACACCACTCTTGATTTCAGATTTAGATGTTAACTTACCATTATTATTAGTTACCTTTCCTCGTGTTTCTCCAGATCCTACTGTTTTTAAAGTTCCAGCTTCTGCTGCTTTATAGTCTGGTGAACCTGGATAGATTGTAGTATATCCACCACCTTCTCTTTCTATTCTTATACCCTTCTTTTCTTTACTTTCTTTATCTGTTTCTTTTTCTAATTCTAGCTCAATTTTCTTGGTAGATTTTTTCAAATCCTCTTCCGCTATCTGCAGATATAATTTAGAAAGTTCCAATAATTCTTTAGACATCTTACCACAAAGACTATTTACCTAGATCTATTTATTCTTCTTAGAAGTTGTCGGTATCGAACCCTTAGTATTAAAACCATAATTTAAATTAATACTACCCTTATTAACATTATTACCTGAAGGGGGAAGAACGTAAGAAGGATACTTCTGTTTAAATTGTTTTAAAGTAGGTTTGGTTTTACTTATCGGATTATCCTTTTCATGTTTTGTTTGAGACTGTGTATAGGTCTTAATACCACTTTTATTTTTAATATAATTACTAACAAAAGGATAAGCAAGTGTTTGAGCAGCAAATTTAACCAAAGGTCTTTTCCGCAATCCCACAGCATCAAGAGCTTTACCAGTACCTACCCATGCTCCAACATCAGCAGTAGCAGTAAGAGCAGCTGCTGTATTTTGCCTTCTAGGAGTAGCAGTTTTTAACTTTTGATTCTCAATCTCTTGAGTATAACTCTGAGCACCAATAGTGAATGGAACAATTGCTGAAGATGCTGCATTTCTAAATTTCTTCCAAGTCATAAATTTAGACTTAGGATACTTTGGTACTGTAGTATTACTAGTAACTTTACTAGTCTTAGTACTACTAGTCTTACTACTACTAGTCTTACCACTAGTACTAGTACTAACAGGTGGTGGTGGAGTAGGTCTAGTAAAGTTCGGACTTAATGTTGGAGATGTATATTGCCTAATAGTAGGATTTTTTATTGTAGGACCTTTATAGGTAGTCCTACTAGTTGACTTACCCCATTCAGGTTTAGGAGCCTTACGAGAAGAAGAAGAAGAAGTCTTCTTTGATTGATCCTGCTGTTTTTTAAACTCTGGGTCGGGAGTTTTTTTCTTATCAAATTTATAATCTTTAGGATCCCAAGGATCTCCTACTTGTGCTGGTCCTCCACCCCTTAATACTTCGTTTCCAGGACTACCATATCTACCTTTACCTAATAACTTTCTTAAATTAGCATCACCTTTCTTATTATAAGCAGAATCAAACTTAGGAGTTGATTTACGTGGTGGCCTCAACATTGATTGAGGATTAGTAAGAGGTGGCTTACCAGTAGAAACTGGTGTTGGTTTTAAAACTGGTTTAGATTTAACTGGTGGTTTATTAGAAGATCTACCATCAGTGTTTTTGAGAATCTTTTTTAATTTATTATACTCTGAATCACCAGAAAATTTTAAAGTACCCTTACTAAGATAACCAGTAGAAGATCCAGGTCCTTTTACAGATCTTCTCAAACTTGGATCTGGTGGAGTAGGAGGAGAACCAACATTAGCAATTCTTCCCTTCCTTGTCTTAGTATCAAGAAGTCTTGATGTTCTTTGTATAGTAAGTTTTCCACCCTTTCTACTTACAGTCTTTGATTTTGATATTTCTTTCTTAACCTGAGAAACCTGTTTAGGATTCATCACCTGTGCTCTTTTTCCACCATAATCACGATTCTGATTTATCTTTGACTCAATATCTTTATATGCTTTACTAGAGGGATCACTTGCTATCTTCTTAGCAGATCCTTCAATCTTTTTCCACTCATCTCCAGTTAATTTTCTACCACGTCCATATCCACCACGATTCTGAGCAAAGTTCTCAACACCCTTTTGAGTCGCCTTTCCATACTTAGGATTTGGTTTCCCACTAGGTAAGTTTCTTCTAGTATCAATACGTGCTTTTCTTTGTGCTTCTAATTTTTTTGAATCTTTATAATCTAAATCACCAATTTTTAATCCTTTTCCCTTCCGTTCCTTAGTTACTTTTTGTACTAATCTTCCTAAAGGTTTTTGTTGTGGTTTATTAGTTGTAACCTTTCTTTCTTTCTTTTTAAATTCTTTACCATCTATTACATCATCATCTCTAAATGTTCCACTACCTGATGGACTAGGATTTTTTCTAAATCTAGGATCTGATCCACCACCTTTTTGAATATCCTGTTTGGCGACATTCTTCGCCATCTGGTCTTTAACTGATTCTGGTTTATCACTAACACTAGGATCAGCATATCGAGTATCAGGAATCCAACCTTTCTTCTTTATTTTATTTAATTTTTTTACCAGACGTTCTGATGCTTCTTCTTCACCAGGAACATACTTCGTTGGATCATTTTTCTCTATTAAAAAATATTCTGAAGGAGATTTCATCTGTTCCCAGACACTATATCTTAGTATTTATAATTTAAATCCAGCAAACGTATCCTTCTTCACGTCCTGTTTAATACCACCAACAATATAAGATTCTACTTCAGTTTCTTGTGGTGCTACTTGTAATCCTTTAGAACTAATCCAATGCTCAGTCCAAGGTAATGGATTATTCTTTTGAGGAATATCATATAATGGTTTCAATCCAATACCTCTTAATCTCTTATTAGCAATAAACTCAACATACTGTTGTAGAAGTTTATCATTAAGACCAATCATTGATCCATCTTTAAATAAGTACTCTGCCCACTTCTTCTCTTCATTCACACACTTATCAAACATATCATATGTCCACTGTTCCTCCTCTTTCATTATCTCAACCATATCAGGATCATCACCCTTTCTCCAGTTGTTTATTATGTTTTGGGTAATGGCGAGGTGTTGATTCTCATCTCGTGCAATGAGGGATATGATTTTTGCGGATCCCTCCAT